CCAACCAGTCTGTAGTAGATGTTCTTATTAGCGAATGCAATCGTGCCATCAGCTGCAGTCGTTGCGAATGGGTTTGCAACCATTCCGTAACGAGTCTTAAAGCCGATCTTTGGCTGGAATGTATTTTCGCCAACCGCGCGTACCATTTGTAGTGGCACATATGGGCAATAGAACAGACCTGCATCAAATGCAGATGAGCCTTTGTAACCCATTGTGAAGTACTGCTTACCTGAAGAAGATGAGAAGTACGGGTCAATGTAAACGCGGATGCGACCGTTAAGGACACCAGCGAATGTGTTGCCTGTATCATCTACATTCAAGTTAGATGAAAGTGCAGGTGTGTAGTCAAGTACACCAGCCATTTGCAGAGCAGATGCTACGTCAGATCCACAGATCAATACGTTGCCTTTCCCTCTACGTGTAGCTTTTGCAATTTCGTTAGCTTCACGCTCGATTTGGAAGATCATGCCTTTGAAGCGCTCAACTGACCAACGGCCGTTTGAGTCAACATCAAGGTCAAAAGTACCAGCAGAAGCGGTGTTGTCTTGTGCACCAGCTGTTGCTGTGTAGTTAATTGTACGAACAACTTCGCGGTTGATCTCTGAAAGGATCTCAGCTGACAAGATGTTTGCCAATTCTGTTTCAGCATCCAATCCATGAATCGCTTTCAAGTCTTGTGCGAGTTCCATGGTGTACTCTGCTTTCAATGCACGGCTAACTGCAGTGACTGAAACCTTCTCGATTGAGAAAGCCATTTCTGAGAAAGCGTTTGCAGCAGAATCGCCAAGTGCTTCAGACAAAGATGTTGTCATGCCCTGTTGGACAGTATAACCTGAACCTGATGCACGATCTGTTGGATCGCTACCAGCTTGCAACGCACCAGCTGAACCATCAACTGGACCAGCAAAGTTAGAAGTGTTAGCGTTGGTTGAACCAGTTGCTGAATGTGAAGTGTTAGCTTCGTTAAACAATGCTTCAGCGCCTGTCTGGCTGTTGAAGCGTGAACGCATTGCAAAGATAAGACCTGTTGGACCAGTCATTGGCTGGACACCGCAGATATCGTATGCAATGAGGTTTGGCATCGAACGACGTACGAGTGAAATCAATACTGGGTCGAAGATGTCAACTGCGCCATCTGAAGCAGTTGAAGATGAAGCACCCATTGCGTTTCCAGGTGCAGCTTCCCCAAGCAGGCTTGGCATTGAATAACCACCAGAACCTGTTGCAGCTTCGCGTGATGCGCGCTCTTGGTTTTCTAGAAGAGTTGCGACAGTAGATCTTTTGTGAGCGTCTTTGATCTCAGCAAGATCAGGATGCTCAATGACTGGCTGCCACTTTTCTACTAGCTCGTCAGTAACATATGACATTTTTTTGCTCCTTTATGCTATAAAAAGCCTAGTTGTTATTATTTATAATTTTTGGAACCTTTAGTTCTAGAGATCGCATTCATGTAAGCTGCCATTTCTGGTCTTACTGCTTTGACCTCTTCATCAAGCTCAAGTGGCTCCTCATCATCAGATACTACTTCCGATACATCTTCTGTAATAGAAGCAGGAAAATAGTTCTCTTTTACCATCTGTAGCTTCTTCTTGTAAGCCTCTTCAGATGTAAAATCAATACCCTCAGCTAGAGATGCAAACTTTTCAGCTTGTGTGTCAGAAAGATCTTCAGATACTTCAGCAAATGCTTCTTGCTTCTTGTATGCTTCCAATTCTTTTCTGAGCTCAGCATTCTTTTCGATTTGCTCGTTGAGCGAATCTTCGAGTTCTTCTGATTTAGTTGCTAGCTCTTCAGCTACGTCAACCTTCTCTTCAGGTACATCGATGTAATGCTCTGCAAAAAGATTCTTCAAGCCTTCCATGAAATCGTGTGCGATTTCAGCTTTCAAACCTTTTTCAACTGCAAGTTTGTTGTCTTCCATCCAGTTCTCAACTACGTAGTCAAGATAACTGTCTAGCTTCTCTTGCATGCCTTCAGCAATCTCTTCTTTAGCTTCTGCGATCTCACCTTCGATATCGACAGTTACTTTTTCAAGCTGCTCGTTGATTTTTGATACAACTGCTGCTTCAAAGATTGTTGTAGCCTTTTCTTTGAACTCTTCAGAAAGATCA